CCAATTAAAAAAAGAGATTATTAAAGGAGGTGATAATTTTTGGGGAGATCATATTTTGCTACAATTATTACAAAAAAAACTTAAAATTAATGTCATTATTTTAAATTCGGACAATAATAAAAAAACGTCAAATATTGATGAACGCTTTACTATTCATCCAATAGCATCTTTAGATTTAGATAATAATGAAAAAACAATTATAATATATTATTTAGATCAATATCATTTTCAACTTGTAGGTTATTTTGATGGACATATTATGAAAACGCTATTTTTAAAAGATGAGATTCCAAATATATTATTAAAAATATATAATAATGATTGTAGAAATAAATAATTTTTATTTTAACTTTAATAGATTTATTTTCTATTATTATTTTATAAAATGACACAAAGTAAAAAACGTATTATAAAAAATGGGAAACGTTATAAACGTAAATATATTAAACAGCGAAAGTTAAAAACAATTAAAGGTGGGACACAACCTCTAACTCCTATTACCCCCCTTACTACAAATCCAGAAAAACCTAAAAAATCATTCTTTAGTAAATTAAGTAATCCTTTTAAAACCTTAAAAAATCGTTCCGCGAAAGCTAGAGCAAGGTCTAAATATGCGCGTGGTTATGATTCTAAAAATACACCTGGTACATCCCCAACGTCAAATGAGATAAATAGAGCTTATAATAATCAACAACAAAAATTAGAACAAGAATTAGAACAATCTAGAAGTGTTAGAAAAAAAATACAAACTTTACTCAAAGGTTTAGAATATATAACACCACAAACAATTGATAGTTTAAGTGGTGTTGTGGAAACAGAGGTTTTAAAACAACTTTACGAGTTTAATACAATTAAAGAAAACCTTAAGGAACTTCTTGTAAAAAAACAAGAAGAAATTGCAACACTAAGAGGAACTGATTTATTTAAGGAAACCTTACAGACAGTAACTAATGCTGGTACAGACTTAGATGTTTTACACCCAGAGACGGATGATAATTTTAACGAAAAAAATGATCAAAGTCCTATTGGTGATACAAAAGTAGGTAGGTTTTTCTTTCTTTTCAGAGCACTAAGGGGGGGCAAACCCGAGTATTTATCAACTATATCGACCTGGCTAGCAAACAAATGGGAAGAACAGGGATGGTATCCATTTGATAAGGAAGAAAATATATCAAAACGACCAAATATAGATGATTCTAAAAAATATACTATTGAAAAATTATTTAGGGAATATTTCATAAAAAATCCAAAGTTAAATAAAAGTAAAGAAATTCATATTAGACTAATGGAATATATGGTTCAATTTATATTGTTTGTGATGGAGATACCTTCGATGAAAAAACAGTCTACTGATGGAGGACCATCATTATCTATACAAGATTCTCCAATAAATACTGGGTTTAATAGTCAAAACTGGGGGGGACAGGATATATGGACTCCTCGATCTTTATCAAACACTCCGGTATTACCAGAACCCCCAATCAGACGAGTACCAGTTTCTTCACCAAACAGTCAGGTCTTCCCAAGAGCAGAGGGGTTAGAGGATAATCCATTTAACACGGATGCTTAAATAAGATTAAGAAGTGATAATACTACCGCATTTTAAAATTTAAGTAATGTAATATTACCTTCTTGAGATTCATAATATTGGTCTGTTTCATAATCATACGTTGGTATCCGACAAAGATCTCCATCAATTAATTTTTTAATATAAACATAGGAATATGTATTTATAATTTTACTATAATAATGTGTCATTGTTTTATTATCACTTAACATACCTATATATGTTTTGTTATATATTCCACTATAACTATTAATAATTTTTTTATTAATAACTTTATTATAAATAAATTCATACATTATTTCATTTGTGTCTTTATTAGTGTATACAAATAATAGATAATTGCGTCCAATATCATCCATACCTCTCATTATAGATGCGTTTACATATTTTTCAATACCATGATTTTTTAAATAACATTTAGTAGATTTTGTAAAATGGCATCTATTGTCTATACATTTATATTTTTGAAATTTACAAAAAGGTAAATTAATCAATTTATTATATCCAAAAATATCTATCATCATACTACTATAATTTTGTAAAATATATTTGTATCCAGCATATTTTAGTATATTATCATATGTTATAAATGAATTAACATATTCTAATGTATGTGCTATTATTAAATCATTATAAAAACGTAAATACTTTGAATAATATATTCTAAAAGTTAATGAAGTAAGAATATCATACCAATCTTTATAAATCAAGAAATAGGATTTAAATTGATTTATATTGTATGATTCATTTGGGATAAGATGTTTAAAAATTAAAAATTTTAATTCAGATGGTATAGAATTCATTTATAATTATTTATAAATCATTAATAAAATCAATTTTATATTAAATAAATTTATTTTTTATACTAATAAATAAGTTTTTACACAATGATTCATTAGATAATCTATATTTTTTTATATAATCTTTATTATTATCTTTATAAAAAATAACTATAATTTCTTTTATAAATGCTATATTACGAATATTCTTATAATTAATGTATTTTTTTTTGAAATAACCATTAATACAAAGTCTATCAAATTCTAATTTTATTTTATAATTAAATAAATTATATTTGAAATCTTTACATTTAAATACATCAATAATATCAATTCTACATAAGGGACAATTTGGTTTTCTATTTAACCACATATTTAAACAAAGTTTATGATATCTATGATTACATTTAAGAGTAGTTGTATATTTTTCATTTTCTATAGGTTCTAAACATATAGGACATTCTTCACAAATATTATTCATATAAATATATTATTTTTTTTTTTAATTAGAATAAGCTAGTCCACCCATTCCACTCATAATTCTTAATATATTATAATTTATAGCATAAATCTTAATATACGCTGATCCAGAATTATATGTTGTTCCTATAGTATTATCAGTAACAGTAATATTAAGATGAGCATTATCAATTCTTGAAAAATTACATGTTCCCGATGGTTGATGATCTTCTGGTTTTAATGCGAATGAATATACATTTATACCTGGTGCAGGACATGTAGTGTGATGTTGATACGGTTGAACTAAATTAAAATATTTTCCTTCTCGTTCGGATATTCTATCATTACCATTTAATACAATTTTAGCTTTAGATATACAATTATTTCCACCATCAAGTAGTGCTACTTCATTATTTAATGACCATAATCCAACACTATTATCAACATTAACAACACCGTTTGATTTTGTATAATCTTTAATATCGGTATAACCAGCATTTTGATTAGTATAAGATGTATTAGATCTATTCCAAGTATTTTTATCATATTTCAAACTACCTTGTAATTGAACGTTGGGTAAACCATACCATAAATTTTGTATATTTTTACCTCCTACCATTCCAGGACCACTTGCTGGTTCAGGTGTTCCAGTAAATCCAGAATAGTCCCATAAATCAGTATAGTTAAAATATTGTTTTCCAGCACGGCTTTGCGAATATCCATTGCTTCTATAATTTGTTGGTTGAACAACCCAAATTATTTCTTTAACAGGATGCGTAAAATTTAATTTAATATTATTAGTTGAAGACGATAATGTATCATTGCCATTAAATTGTAATTGTTCTATTAAATATTCGTGTGGAACTTGTGAGAATCTACGTCGTTCATCAGTATCTAAATAAATATAGTCGGCATAGACATTAGTATTTCCACTTCCTGATATTTTAGGTAGAGTTGAAAACACATCTTTTCCAGAACTAGCATTGTAGGATGTTGTTGAAGATGTAGAAGTTTGTTTATTAGCCCAAATACAATCATTTAAATCTCTAAAATTAATATTAATATTTATATCAGAATATTGTAATGCTATAAGTGGTAATGCCATTCCTGGATTTCTACAAAACCAAAATTGTAATGGAATATATAATGTATATTCAGGTGATTTATTTTCTGTAGATGATGCGGTATTAGAACTATAAATTTGAGTTAATTTTGGAACATTTCCTACCATCTCAGCATAACCTCCTGTTTTTCCGGGTGATTGTGATAATTCATTCCAAATATGTAACCATTCACCGTAGTGTTTATCTATTTTTTGCCCACCAATTGATATTTCAACATCTTTTATTAAAACATGACCGATCCAATTTAACCATCTAAAAGCTCTAAAATTACTATTATCACTATTAGTTCCATTACCCTCACTTATATCTATAGATGGTAATTTAACTTGTATATACATTTTATGAACTAAATCAGCATTACGTTGTAAAGTTACATTGACTTCTTCACCAAAATCTGCTGTACCATTAATAGTTTGTTTAATAGATTCCATAGAAAAGTTAGTATGTCTTCTATATACAGCTTTAAAAAATGTAATTTGGGGATTTCCAGTTAAATATATATCTTGTGATCCATAGGCAACGATTTGTAATAATCCACCTCCCATATATATTACTAAATATTTTATAATCTTTAAGTTATGATTTAATTAATCAAGATATTAATAAAATATATATTTTCTTTAACTATATTTTCTATTTAAAGAAAAAAATATTTATTATATTTATTATATTATTATGTCATTTAAAGTTAAAAATAAAACAATAAAAAAAAATTTAGACACAAGAATAACTTTAGATGCTAAACATAATGAAAAAATACAAATAATTACTGATAAACAAAAAATAATTAATTCTAAAAATATAGAATTAGAAAATTTAAAAAAACAATTACATAAACTTCAAACAACAAATTACAAAAAAAATATTATTAAAATTATAAATATTAAAGATAAAATTATTAGTTTAGAAAAATATTTAAATACGTTTAATAAAAAAGAAGAAATAAATTATTTACTAGATACAGGACATATACTATTTAATTATTATGATACGACAAAAAATAAAAATAATAAAACTATAAATAAAGTTACAAAAATTAATAATAATAAATCTGTTTCTGAATATTTTAATATTAATATAAAAGAAGCTGGAGTATCTAAAGCTCAATTATATGATAAATATTTAACTAAATTGAATAATACAAATTTTAAAAATATGACTATTACTAATATAGATATATGTAGAACTTGTAATAAAGAAAAAAAATTATTTTTATCAGAAGGTAAAATGATATGTGAAATATGTGGCGATGAAAATAAAATATTAATTGATTCGGATAAACCATCATATAAAGATCCACCAAGAGAAATAAGTTATTTTGCTTATAAAAGAATTAATCATTTCAATGAATGGTTGGCACAATTTCAAGCTAAAGAATCTACTGATATTCCTAAAGAAATATACAATGAGATTTTAATAGAATTAAAAAAAGAAAGAATTTTGAATGTCAATACATTAACACAACAAAAATTACGGGAAATTTTAAAAAAATTAAAAAAAAATAAATATTATGAACACATTCCGCATATAATTAATAAATTAAATGGTATACCACCTCCAATAATGACTCGTAAAACAGAAGAAGAATTGCGAAGAATGTTTAAAGAGATACAAATACCCTTTCAAAATCATTGTCCAAGTGAAAGAAAAAATTTTTTATCATATTCATATATATTACATAAATTTGTTCAATTACTAGAGTTAGATGAATTTATTCCGTGTTTTGTACTTTTAAAAAGTAGAGAAAAATTACATCAACAAGATGTCATTTGGAAAAATATTTGTAAAGAATTGAAATGGGAATTTATTCCAAGTATTTAATTATAAACAAGTCTATTTTTTTTTTTTTTTTTATTATAAATTAAATAATGGATAGAATAATTGATA